AGCTGACACAGATGATAATGCTGGAGTAAATCAAACAGTAATTGGTTCTACTGCACAAGGACAAGCAGACAACTCAGTAACACTTGGTAATGCAGATGTAACTGCTGTTTATATGGCACAAGATAGTGGTGCTACAGTTCATTGTGCTGGTATAAAATTTGATGCAAGTGGTGAAGTGCTTGGAGATTATGAGGAAGGCGAACACACTACCGCTATAACTGGTGCAACAAGTGGAAGCTGGGTATTGGATTCGGCTCAAAATAAACTTTCATACACAAAAATTGGAAGAATGGTTACTGTAGTAGGTAAATTTGAAACAGATAGTGGTTCTGGCGCTGGTTCTTTACGAATTAGTTTACCATTTACATCGGCAAATTTAACTTCTGGAGCTGGTATTGCGATAGGTTCAATTACGATTAATAGATATGGTTCTACCTCAATAGCAACACAAATAACACCTATAATTTTTGAAGGTACTAATTATATAAATGTACAATATCACAATACAGACGGAACCTCCAATGAAGGTTATGTACAAGCAAATGACATAGATGCTATTTTTGAAGGACAATTAAGCATTACATATTTTACAGATTAATTGGATAAATAATTGGAACTAACAAGGAGTAAATAATGGCTTTACAAAAAAAGAAAACATACGATTATGAAGTGCGTGGAGAATACAAATGTATTCAAGAACGCTGTAAAACATCTATTGAGGAAGATGGTGTAGAAATATCATTTTCATACAGTAGAAAGGCATTTATGCCAGATGCTGATGTGAGTGCTGAATCTGATGAATTAAAGGCAATGGCAAATGCACTGTGGACAGATGATATTAAGAAAGCGTATGAAGATAGTAAAAAAGAAGATTAACTAACACAAGGAGTCAATAATGGCTAAAACACAAAAACAACCGCCAGTTATTCTAACTCTTAATGATGTCGAATATGACGTTAATAAGGACTTTAATGACGAGCAAAAAAGACTGTACTTACATTTGAAAAATATTGATGACAAAATCAATAGTAATAACTTTATTCAAGAACAGCTTGGAGTGAGTAGAGATGGATTTGTAAGAATACTAGAAGAGTCATTGGCAAAGTCAAAAGACCACTCACCACATGACCCAGGTGACGAGAACGATTAAATGATAGTTAGATGTGCCCATGATAATGATGTGGTCATTCACCTTAATAATAAACAAGGGATGACTAAAAAAGTGAAGTTGGCTAATGGAACTTTGATCACATTAACATATCCAGGAAGCAAAAAATACTTCCTAAGAAATGGCAAGAGCATTATTAAAAAAAGTGACTCATTTAAAACCATTGAAGAGGCGTATGTGAAAGAGTGTAATAATTTAAAAGACTCTGACAATCATGGGCGTATCGACATTGTAAAACATAAACTTGTAAACAGTAAAGTGGAGGAGAGATGAAGAACCCTTTAGCAACTGTAGTCAGTTGGCAAATAGAGACAGGGCAACTTGATGGTTGGACTGCATATCATCTTGCAGCAGGTGCTTTTTTATGCAAGATATTTCAATGGCTTAATTTTAGTGATTTATGGTGTGTTTTAGGTGTACTTGTAGTTGGTATAGCCTGGGAAGTTTTTGAGTGGTATATAGAGAACTATGAGCCATATAGGACTAAAATTAGATGGGCATACAATACAATGGCTGATATAGTAGTTGAAACTGCAATAGCTTGGTGGATGGTGCTATGAATCATGTAATTAAAAAAATAAAAAATGGAGACTTTAAAGTTGTTAATACGAGTTATGATATCCCTGTTAAGCATGTTAATGATAAGCAGTTGCAGTCAGGGTTGGAGCGTAGGGGGTTACCAAATCACACCGCAGGATACAGTTACAAATACAGTTTTTATAGAGATAATGGGTGCTGATTCTGCTATGCATTATTATCATGGAAAAGTTTATACGCAATCCAATTGGTGCTGGTTGCATCATCAGTTTGAAGATATAGAGCATGAGTGATGTTAAAACAGCAAGAAGTTATCGTGGTACTGTGGTTAGCGATAATATGGTGGTTAGCCTTAACATCCGTTGGATGGTACAGCTATGTGTTCTTGTGGGCGGTCTTGTGTATGGGTACTATAATATTATGTCTCGACTTACAACCCTTGAAACAGAACTGGTGGAAACAGATAGCCAAATTAGGAGTTTATTTGATAAGCACAGCTTGGAAGAAGAGCGGAAAAGGGCAGAATTGGAAAGTAGAGTTTCATTCTATGAAAAAGAGTTAAACCTAAACCCATTTAGTTGGGGTAAGAAAAAGCGGAAGTAGTTATGGATTTTATAGCAGTATACGGTGAAGCAGGAATGATAGGAGTAGTTGGTGTAATGTTCGTGTATTTAGTGATGAGCTTATCTAAAAAAAGCGAAGCTCAACAAGAAGCATTAGAAAGGTTAAAAGTCGAAAACAGAGGACAATCCGAGACCTTAGAGAATATGGAAGGCATGGTGATCAAACTTATTGGAAGATGGAATCAGTCTGACGATAAACTAGACCGAAAATTTGACGCCTTAACCAAAGAAATAAATGACCTTGATAACCAAGTTTCTAGAATAGAAGGTTCTGTTTCAAGGATAAACGGAAGGCATTAATGGCAAAAGACCCAAGGCTTAAAAGGTTTGGTTTGAGCGGTTATAATAAACCGAAAAGAACTCCAAGTCACCCAAGCAAAAGCCATGTTGTTTTGGCTAAGTCTGGAAATAAGGTTCGCTTAATAAGATTTGGACAACAAGGAGTTCGAGGTGCTGGAAAAAACCCAAGAACTAAAGTACAAAAAGCAAGAAGAAGGTCTTTCAAGGCAAGGCACGCAAAGAACATTGCCAAAGGTCGTATGAGTGCAGCTTATTGGTCTAACAAGGTAAAATGGTAGGAGATAAAAATGCCAAAAAAAGTTAGCTGGATGTATGGCGGTAAAAGGTATTACGGAACTCTAATTAGAGAAACTAAAAAATATAGATATGCTAGAACTTCAAGCGGTAAAATAAAAAAGATTATTAAGAAAAAAAGATAATGGATTACGAACCTATAGATGATTATAGAAATCATATAAAAGAAAGACTTGCAAGGATTGAAACCATTTTAGAGCGTGAGTTGCCAGACATTAAAGAACAATTAAAACTTGCTAATGGCAGAACTAGGTCACTTGAGAACTGGAGAAACTACATTCTAGGTGGCATGGCAATTATAACTTTACTTTTCACAACCTTAAAATAGGAGAAATAATGGATATTAAATCGATTATAAAAGATACTTTTGATGAAAAAGTTGAAGAAACACTACCAGTCGTTATTGAGGGCATGGAATCATTCTTGGTGCAAAGAATACAATCAGATGAAATCAAAAAAGAATGGGCAACATGGATAAATAACAAAATTAATTTGCCTTTTATGAATGAAAAACAAGAACAAGAGTTCTTTGAAAGAATGATTGATATTGGAACAGACTTTTTTGCATCATTGGTTCCTAAGTTATTAAAAGGTATTCCATCAGGTAAATAATGATTAACTCAATGCAAATGCTGACAGTTATCAAAGACACTCTTATAAAGATGGGACCAAATTACGCAAGCCATGATGCACAAATGCTAGTATACAGAACTGGATTAGTGGAATCTAGGTACGAGTACATCATGCAAAAAGGTGGTGACAATATAGCCAGAGGTCATTGGCAATGTGAACCTTGGGTAGCTGTTAGCCTATGTAAAGACTACCTACAATACAGAAAAGAACTGCTAAAAAAAGTTGCTGAAATTTGTCATCTTGATTGGAGTTACTTTACTAACCCAGAAGAAAGTAAGTGGAGGGAAGTCTTGACTACTAATTTAATTGCTGGGATTGTTTGTTGTCGCTTACATTACTGGAGGGTGCCAAAGCCAATGCCTAAAACATTAGACGAGCAAGCAGCCTACTGGAAACAATGGTACAACACATCTAAAGGAGCTGGAACTATCGATCATTTTAAAGAATTGGTTATGAAATATGGATAACCCTATTGTTCAAGACGTAGACGGTAATGTAATTGGGTGTAAATATTGCGGCAGCAGGTCTATTAGAAAACATGGCTATCTGTACAGAGCTAAATCTAAAAGACAACAATGGATGTGCAACTCTTGCGGAAAAAGAACTGTAAACCCTAGCATACTAGAAAAGTCAGAATTTGTAAAAGAAATATCCGACCCAGACTACATACCTATTGGAGAACTAATTGAACATAGGAAAAGAAAATACTCTGTAAAAGTAAAAGGTAGGGAGTCTAAACGTTTAATTAACATTGACATAAAGACAAAGGGAGTGATAGGGATATGTCATTTTGGAGACCCTCATATAGATGATGACGGAACAAACATTGCTGATATATATGCTCTATGCGATTTAATTAATAAAACAGATGGTATGTTTGCAGGAAATTTAGGCGATGTTCAAAATAATTGGATAGGCAGACTTGCCTTTTTACATGGCCAGCAATCTGTAACAGCCAAGGAATCCTGGAGGCTCACAGAACACTTTGTCAATAGCGTTAATTGGCTGTATTTAATAGCAGGAAACCACGATGTCTGGTCAGGCGACGGAGACCCTCTTGATTTTATAATGAGGGACCACAAAGGTGTATATGAAAAGTGGGGGGCTAGGCTAAACCTAAGATTCCCAAATGGTAAAGAAATTAGAGCAAACTGCAGACACACCTTTAAAGGGAACAGTATGTGGAACTCGGCACATGGCGTTGCAAAAGCGGCTCAGATGGGGTGGAAAGACCATATATTAACTTGTGGGCACACCCATGTTAGTGGGTATCAAGTTTTAAAAGACCCAGCATCAGGGTTAATTTCACATGCGTTACAAGTTGCAAGTTTTAAGATTATAGACAATTACGCAGAAAAGTTAGGATTGGATGATAAAAACATATTTAATGCACCAGTTACAATTATTGACCCTCGATATGAGGATGATGATAACAGGCTCATTACCACTATTTTTAATCCTTATGAGGCAGCTGAGTATTTAACATGGAAAAGGTCAACGAAATAAACACAACAAATGCAGATATAAACGCCTTTGAATTGATAATGAAATGCAAGGAGTTAGCAGTACAGATAGATTTAACAAATATTATTTTGGATAATACAAGCATTGATGAAAAAGAAATGTTGATTAATATAATTGAAGGGATAAGAAGCCTTGAGCTTAATGTGATTGGCTTTGACTCTTATATACCAGAGGCAAAAGCATGAGTACATATCACGAGTCGTATTGCGACACAACAACAGACTTATTATTTATAGAACCATATTTAGGCGAATATGACCACAAAAAAGTTTTGCCTAGTAATTGGATTGCTTCAGGCACTACTCATTTGTTTTACCTATATAATACTGGAGACTGTAGTGGGCAAGTTTACAAGGATGGTAAAGAATTAACCGCTGTTGCTGACGAGCCAAACGCCAATGATGAATATAGATACACTGCAAGTACCGACCTGCTTGAACATTATAGCAGCACAGGCAGTGCCACCACTTTAAATAGCTCAGTATTTGAATCATCAAGAGACTGGTCAGATCTAAAAACAGAAGCGGTTAAAAGAGCTAGTGATTTTATTAGAAATTATTTACCATTTCCAATATACCCAAACAAAGGTGTTGGTACAGCAGATGCAGTAGGTAATGACTACCCTGAGATAATAGTAAGAAGCACAGCAGTTATGGCTGTTGAGTCTCTAGTAAGACCTTATGACCAAGAAAAAGCAGATGTGATAAAGTCTCAAGCAATTAATGAAGAAGGCACTGGCTGGTTGGATATGCTGAGAACTGGTCAAATTTCATTATACAGTAGCGAATCAGAACAAAAATATAAAGGCATCTTATCTCCTGTTACTGTTAATTCTAATACAACAGGAAGCGTAGTGGATGTAAAAGGAAGAGCAAGTACACAATGGGATGTTATTAAAATTGTAATTGCTAATGGTGGAACAATAACAGCAGGTAGTGAAAATACTTCAGTCACTTATTCTACATTCACTAAAAATGAAAAAGGTTTAAAATTAAATCAAGATACAAATGCAGAAATAATTGACTGTGGTTGGCAATCAGTAGGGCATAATATGTGGATAAGGTTTGCTCCTGGGCTTTATACAACAAACGACGAGTGGCAATTAGAGGTTAGTGGAGTTTTAGATCAGTCGTTCACTCCAATAAAAACTATTTCTACAAGCAGATATTAATGGCTATTACTTATTCAAATACAATTTTTGATGATATTATGGAAACAGTAGCAGTTTTAATTAATAACGAGTTTGGCGTTGCTGTTTATTATGATGAACACAAGCCACCTCAGTCTTTTTTACTGATCCCCTCATCGGATGAATTGGTAACTAATTTATCATCTGGAACTCAAAGAGAATACAATATTGAAATTAATTACCAGTTAAAATCTGGAGGGCAGTATACTAAAAATAACATTAAGCAAGTTAGCAACGTAATGGAAAGACTTAAAAGATTGATTCACAATAATTCATCTTATTCAAATGGGGCAATTTGGTTTGATGCAAATTTAGCTAGCATAGAATACGAAAGAGATGAGGACGACCAAACCCTCTTGAGAGGAATTGGAACATTTAATTGCAATAACATAGAGGTTATATAATGAAAATAAAAGCAAGATTAGACAAAATTCATAGAGCAAATTCAAATGGATTGCTTTGCGATAAGGCTTCGCTAAATAAACTCAGGGATGGCGAAGTTGTTGAAATACCTGAAGATGCTGGTAACGAATTACTACAAATGAGATTCGTGGAAAAAGCAAAAACGAAAAAACAAACAAAGGAGGCTAAATAATGGCTGACACAAGAGTACTCCCTGTAAGTAGTATTAAATATGGCTTAAAGGCTGAAACATCTTTCGGGGTAGGATTAGATTCAAGCGGGGCAGATGGAACCGCATATTTAACACAACCAGTTGTACAAGCACAAAAACCTATATTCAATATACTGAGAGAGTCGAGACTGTTGAGTGGTAGGGGAAGTGTAAAAAATGCCGCTGACACAATTACTAATTTAAGAGGCGGAACAGTTACAATGCCTTTTGATATGGTAGCAACTCCTAGAACTTTAGCTCAACACGCTTTATTAGTAGGTCAAGAAAATGCAACCTCTGGAAGCACGTTACACGAAATGGAAATTGATGGAGCAAGCAATGCTAATTCTATTGGTGGTACTATTTCAAGTGGAATACCTCATAGTTGCAACCTAGCTTATTACCCAGCCGCTGGTGAAGGTATTAAAGTTTCAGGAATAGTGTGTTCAGACTTGACAATTACTGGTGATGTAGGGGCCAATAATGGGCTTGTAAGTATGTCTGGTAATTACTTTAGTGGTTTCAGCAACCCTGTTGCTGCTGGAAGTGCATTAGAACAGACATTTGACGGAACTTGGGTTGATGCTCAAACTACATATTTTAATGTAATGGATTTTGATACAAGGACTTTAGACGTTGAAGGAAACGCTACTCAAACCTTTATAATGAAATCATTTACATTCAATATTTCTAATGGTGTAAACAGAGTCGGTTTTAATACAAATGGCGATGCTGAGGTCTATGTTTTCCCTGAGTATGTTGTTACTGGTAGCCTAGTAATTAAATACGATGATGAATTTGATTATGGTGCAGCTAATAACGTCATTCAGGATTTTCTTGATGGCAACACTATGACCTTAAATTTAATTTGCGGTGATGGTAACGACGCAGCAGGAGAAATGGAAATAACAGCAGAAATACAATACACTGGAGATCCAGGACAAGACCTAAGTGAGACTGGAGTTTTTCATACTCTTGAATTTGAGTGCGTACAAAACGGTTCAAACGAAGCATTTAAGTTAGAGACATTTGAGAATAGTGCTGTAACAAGTTGGTAATAAAAAAAGGGAGAAATAATGATAGTTGAAACGCCTCATGGCGAATTTGAATGTCAGGACATAACAAGAAGGCAAAGAAGGGATTACTATAAGAAAGTGAAAAAGGTTTTTGCTAGTCAAGATACCTCTGAGTTGCATGAATTAGCAGACGAATTTGCTTTACTTGCTTTCGGGGATGAAGAAAAAGCCGACAAGGAACTGGAAGGATTAACAGCCTTACAGGAGGATGAAGTCTTAACTGCAATTATAGTTACCTATATGGGTATGCAGGAGGGAAACGATACTGGCGATTGAGATGTGCAGTTTGGTTTACTCAACTGGGTTTTCCCGGTAGTGAGTTTGCTTTTCCTTATACTGCTCAGTCGCCTGTTACTGGTAAGAAAATTTCGTTTAATAATTTAAGGGAAGTTGAAAGCGAAATAGAAAAAGTATTGGAGCAGGATAGTGTTAAAAAATTTGGTATTGGACAAACATTGTATTATGAAATGCCTTTTTTTACCAATCCAATACATCACATTAAACAATGGTGCTGGGATATGTTAGAAGATTATAAAATAGCAACTACGTTTAATGTCCCTATTGGCTCAGACCTTGACTCTATTTCTGCTTTTAAGATTGATTGCTTAACAGTTATAGATGAAGAGATTAATAAAATAAATAACCACAGGACTCAAGATGGCTAAAAATTTAATATTAAAAGTCGGTCAAAAAGGGGCAAAGAAAACTGCAGGTGCCTTAAAATCTGTTGGTGGTGCTATTGGAAGTATTGGAACAAAAGCGGCAATAGCAACTGCTGGGATAGGAGTCTTGTCTACAAAGTTAGCAGGAGATTTTCAAAAAAGTTTATTTGAAGTAAGTACATTAACCAATGATTTTAGCGATGTTGCTTTAAAGAAAATGAGCCGAGAACTAATGAGCGTTGCTAGTAGTTCAGGGCTAGCTTTAAGTTCTATAAGTAAAGCAAAATATGATATTGTTTCTGCTGGGTTTTCTGGAGCTGCAGACTCAGCAGCAGTCTTAGGTGCCTCGGCAAAATTAGCTGTTGGTGGCGTAACAAGTGCTGCAGAAGCCGCAGATTTATTGACCACTTCTTTAAATGCTCTAGGGTTAGATGCTAACGAAGTAAACAATGTATCTGATGATTTATTTACCACAGTAAGGTTGGGTAAAACAACAATGTCAGAACTTTCTGCAAGTTTTGGTCAAGTGTTACCTTTTGCTAAAGCAATGGGGATGGATTTAAAAGGTGTTGGTGCATCAATGGCAACGCTTACCGCCTCAGGTATCTCAACTGCTCAAGCTACTACAAGTTTGAGGGCTGCAATGCAAGCATTACAAAGCCCTACTTCTGCTTCGAAAGCCCTTATGAATGATCTGGGAATAGAGGTTAAAAGATTCGATGATGGCACAGTTAATTTGGTTGGTACGATGGGGCAATTTAAAGGCTTAGACCCAGCATTAATGAGAAGATTGATTCCTAGCGTTGAAGGTGTTTTAGCGATACAAACAATGGCTCAAAACTTTACTACTTTAAAAAGTAATGTTGATGAGTTTTCTAATACCAGTGATGCCGCTAATACTGCATTTGAAAGAATGTCGGGTGCGTTTAATACGCAAATGTCAAAGCTAAAAAACAATATGCAAAATGTAATGATAACGATTGGCGATGTTATTATTGACCAGATTAGTCCTGCTGTTGAAAATGCTAACAAGATATTATCAGAGCTTGGAGATATTGGTTTTGAACATATTGCAAAAGTAATAAATGAAAACTTTAATGTCGTTTTAGAGTCTTTAAATATGACTATCTCGCTGTTTTTAGATACTGTGAATAATCATGTTGGCTTATCTATGTTAAAAATTAAAAGAGAATTAACAGATTTATTACCGTTTACAAAGGGCAAAGTAGAAGATTTAGATAAGCAAATAAACGAAATGTCAGAAAATATTACAAAAAGAAATTCTGACAATTTTCAATTAGTTGCAAATCAGTTAGCATTTACTTTTGATTTTATAAAAGAAAAGGCAAAAGAATCTGCTGATGCAGAAATAAATGAGATGGCTAGAGTAAACGAAGCAAGAATAGAATCAAGGGAAGCCGATTCAGATAATCTCGCAGAAGATAAGGAGAAAATTGCGGAAATAGAAGCCGCAGACCTAGAAAGAAAAGTTGAGCTATTAACTGTTCAAGATTTAATACAACAACAAGCGTTTAACAAAATAAAAGAAAGAGAACTTGAATTAATTGCATTAGGGGTTTCTAAAACTGAAGCTGAAAAACAAGGGACTAAATTAAGGATGCAATTTATGTCTCAAGAAGTAGGTGCTAAATTGAGCCAAGCATCTTCTTTTCTAAGTTTAGCAAAACAAGCATCATCTCAAAATAAATCTATGGCTAGAACAACTAAATCTCTTGCCAAAGCGGAAGCATACGTGAAGGCGTTTGAAGCTGCTAATAAGACATTTGCTACATTTGGTGGTTGGCCTACTGGTGTTGTTCCTGCGGCTTTAGCTTTATCGATTGGTCTGGGTAATGTAAAGTCGATAGACTCTCAATCTTTTGCTTATGGAGGAATAGTACAGGGAAATGATACAGGGGCTGGTGACACAGTTCCTGCAATGCTTACTCCTGGGGAATTAATATTAAATCAAGCTCAGCAAGAAAACCTAGTAAGTGGAATGGGAATTACAGTTAATATACAGGGCAATGTTTTTGGTACAACAGAGTTTGTAAGAGACACTTTAATACCTGAAATACAAAAAGCCGCAAGATACTCTTGAGCTTAACATTACCAGATGGATTTCAAAGGTCAACAACTAATGAAAATTGGATATTTTGTTTAGGCTATGATGATTCATTTGATATGGTTGGAACAGAAAGCCAACTTGATGAGGATGTAGGCACAACAGAAACAGGTATTGATGTAAAAGATGGTTCTTTATTTACTGCTGGTAATTATTATCGTATGAACCAAATCGGTAACCGAATACTTACCACGGGCGAATTAATAAAGGTGACAAGTATATCATCTGATACATTGACAGTTCAAAGGTCATTAGACGGACTTGAAACATCACCGGCAGCCCTATATGAACCAGAAAGATTTTTTAATAATAGCTTTACCCCTATATCATTTTCAGATACTACCATTGATGATAGAGTGAGTTATGGTGCAATATTATCTAATCCTAGTATAAGAGAGTCAATAAGCCTTAAAAACTCAACTAGTAAAATAGGCAATATATCTATTAAGGTCTCTAACTTTCTTTTTAATGGTAATCCTTTTAGTGAAGAAATATTTGGAGGCTCCAGGAAGTATATTAATAGAATATGCAAAGTCTTTATCCAGCTCAATAACAATCCATATCTCCATAATGCTTTGCAAATATATTCTGGTAGATTGATAAATTTTAGTCATAATCAAGATAGTGTAACTCTAGAGATAGTTTCACATAATCCTTTTAAAGGTATTGAAGTACCACAAATAAAAACAGATAAAAACAACTATTTTCCAATAGCTTATGGTGATTATACAGCTAACGCTAGTCAAGGAAATTCTCAAAGTGTATCCTTGTCGTTTGGTAGTTCTGCTGGGATTGATGAGTTTAGAAAGAGAAAAACATTGTACCCAATACCAGTAGAGCAAAGAAGAGGCGATACTATCTTTTCACTTACTGGCTTAAGGTCTATAAATCAAAATGCTTATCCTCATTTTTATGAAAAATCAGTTGATTCATTCATACCTATCGCAAATCACGCTAGTACAATGACTTCAGTAGATGCAGGAAATGAAGTTTTTGGAAATGGGCATGCAGTTAGACATCATCAATCATTGTTAAAAGGTCAATTTGTAAAGCCATTAGAAAGAACAGATTCGGAAACATCAACGAATTTTGATTGGGCAGAAAATGATAATGCTTTTAATGGTGACTTTATAGATACCTCATCCTATACTCAATGCTTAATTCAAGGTAACTTTACAGCAAATGACAATGCTACTATAAAATTTAAAATGCCTCAATTAACAGGAACTGCTGATACAATTAGTATTCATTTAGTTTTTTCTGGGAGTGTTCAATTGTTATCAACTCCTGATAAAACAATATCTGGTAGTGGTGAAATTAGAATACAATTAATAGATGAATCTTTTGGTGCATCTGATATACTTGGGTACTATTCTTTGACAGGAGCATCCACAACAACCACTTTTAATCAAACATTGGCTGGAGGGTTAAATACATCATCATTTGCTTATTTTTCCAATGGATACAATAGCAATAGTGAATTTAATTCTAGCAGTAATGGTTGGGGTGAAGAAATAAAGTTAAAAATGAAAGCAGTTCAGCAATCTGGAGACCTTGATGGTACACTTGGTGGATATTTAAGATTGGCCGATGTAGTGATTGAAGTAAGGTCTAAACTAGATTATTCTGACCAAGACAAAAAATCAAACTCATATAAAGTGTTGGATGATATAGATGAATTGTATTGTGGTGCTAATGGCTTGAAAGATGTTAGTTCTTGGGGAGGCGATGCATTAATTACAAAAATTGTATTTGCTCATAGAGACTTGATGCAAAGATTTGGAAATTTTAAAGATGGAAACGATATACCATATGGCTCTGCTTATAATCCTGTAAATTGGGATAGCGGTACAAATATATCTGTTGTTAAAGATTGGGCATTAAGATACTGGATAACTGAACCGAAGCAGTTAAATAGTTGCTTAACTGAATTACAACAGAATGGTGGATTCATTGGAAGGTACAATTCTCAAGGCGATTACACATATGTATATATACCAGATTCAATCACAACAGATCATACACTCACAAAGAATGATATTATTGATTTTAATATACAACTAACATCATTTGATGGTGTGGTTACATCAATGGATATTGAATATGAAAAGCATCCTGTAAGCAACAAAGGATATGTAAGTAAAGTAGAGGCAACAAACTCATCTAATGTTACAGCTTATAATATAGGAAGTAACGAAAATAAAAGAACTGTAAGGCTTAATGCACTGATATCTACTCCAGCTGCTACGCCATCAAGTAATGTAAATGATGATTACTACACATATTTTGACAATATATTTTCTCAAAAATTAGTGATTACTTTTAATGTAGTAAATCAAGCCCATTACAAGATTGATATTGGAGATTTTATTGCTTTTGGCGATGTTAGCACTAACGCTTTTGGCAGTTCTTTTAGTGGCAAAGATTTTATAGTAACAAGTATTAATAGAAAACTAGGCTCCCTTGGAGTCACAGTATGCGAGGTTTAAATGGCAAAAACATTTTATTATGATTCAGGTGGATTGTTAGAAGCAACCATTAACGATGGTACATATTCTGGTACTAGTTGGAGTGATTCTGCAAGCATGACCAACGAATCTCGGCTAGTTGACCAATCTCTATCATCAGCAGTTACAGATTTTAATAATGCCGATGCTTTAAAAATTACATTTCCAATATCTACTGCCCTTGATTTTGTTGCCCTGTATTTTAGTGCATCAGAAACAGATAATATCTCATTATATAAATTGGTAGCAACAAACACATTTAATTCTGCGATAGATATTACATCAGAATTTTCTGCTGGTTGGACAGTTGGGGAGTTTAATTCCGTATCTACGACTGATTGGCATTTAGCATCTACAAGTGGAGACATTGAAAACCTTACTGAATTTATTGTAGGTAGCAAATTACAGTTTGAGGTAAATCCAGAAATAGGCATATCCGAAGTTGAAACATTTGGGACTATACTAAACACTAGCATGGGCGGAATTGAGTATGCAGTAAAAAAGCACGAACCAAAAACAAATATATCTTTTAGTTTTTCAAGCGTATCAGAAACATTTAAAAATAGTTTGCAATCTATGGAGTCTGCTGTTCAAAATCATAAAAAATTCATTTACTCAGAAGACGGGGTTACTGGGCCATTCCATTATGTTCGATTAGATAGCCCTATAAGTTTTAAAGAAGTATCTTATCAAAGGCATTCTGTTTCTATATCTTTAACAGAACAACTTTCTTAGTTTTTATCAGTTAATAGTTTTGTAAGTTTCTCCCAAGAAGGCAGGGGTGAACAGGGCGATAACTCCATTTTGTCCTTATTCATACTATAAGCACCTCTGCCTCTCCCCTTTTAATTTTTTACTACCCTTTTTAAACCCTTAAAATAAATTTATAAAGGGTTTGGTTTTTGTTATATCTGTTATAAATTAAGTTATGAATAAAATAAACAATATGGAGTTTTCAATGAATAAATCTTTTAAGGTTGACCAAGATGTAAGGGTAAGCGGAACTGGTTTTATGAATGGAGTTACTGTACAGTCTAAAGTTGCTACAGTTGTTGATTTTAATGAGGATGCTGTTCAAGTAGCTTTTTTAAATGGTGATGAAGATTGGTTTACGACAAAACAAGTTGATGGAGAAGAATTTAAAAATTCTAACGTAGGTTGCAAAAGCAAACCTTTCTTTAATGGTTTTACGGTTACAGGGGGTAAGTAAGATGCAAAACACTCAAAAATCAAAAAGATACGAAAACAATAAATGCTATTATAAAATCCCCAATGCTAAAAACATTGGAAAAGAGATTGCATATTTCGATAACAAGCCAATGCTTTTAGTTGGTTTGTATAATGATATAACTGATAAAGGGTACGGTAACACCACTCCAGCAAAAGCTAGGTGGGTTTGTAACGCTTATGGTTGGTATTTCTATTATGAAGCAAAAGGGGTTAAGTAATGATAACATTTAACGAACTATATGATAATTTAATTGAGTGCGGCATAGCTAAAGAAAGTGAAATTAATTTAGTTTGCAGTATAAATGGCTCTTCAGTTGATACACTTAATCAAATATTGTACTCAAGGGAAGGATATAGAACTTGGGAACAGTATATTGATATATGCAGCACAAGGGGGTAAG